TAATCATCAATAACAATGTCTGGTTTATGTTTTGTTATTTCCCTAATAGAATCATCTAGAGTTCTTATATCATCATATGCAATTAAGTCTTTGTATTTCTCTCTTACATATTCAGATACACTTTCTAATGCTAGTTGTTTCTTTTCATCTGTTATACCTGCTCTAATCATCGAATAAGTAAGGTCTTGTGATTCCATTACAAATAACTTTTTCATAGTTTCTACATTACTCATCTCTCGATTAAATAACATTACACTATATCCTTGTTCAATCAAACCTCTAACAATGTTTAACATTAGAGTAGTTTTACCATGGCCTGGTCTTCCTCCAAGAACTGTTAATTCTTTACGAGTCATTCCACCTGCAAAGCTATCTAAGTTTCCAAGACCAAAATTAATTAAATTAGTCTCTTCCTTTACTGCTATTTTAGCTTCATCTACAACATCGGATATATCTTTTATTTTAGAAGGTTGTATGTTGCGTAATTCATTGATTAATCTATTGTGTTTTTCTAGAATGCTACCAACGTCTTTATAGTTCTTAAAACTAGCATTAAGTAAATCTTGAGCAGACTTAGCAGTCTCTCTTTGAATATACTTTTCCCAAACTATTTTAGCATAATGTTCTACTTTGCTTTTACTTACAATAGATTCTTGAAGATCAAGTAAATAAATAGTATCTTTTTCTCCTGTCGATTCAAACATTTTATCACCAACAGTTATAATATCAATCGTAACTTTATTTTTGTATAGTTCTTTCATTGCTTTGAACGTATTTAATGCATCTGTAGAATAAAAAGCATCATCATTTCTTATCCAAGCCATAGCAATTTCCATTTCTATGTCTTTTCCAACGAGTATACAACCTAATATTCCATGTTCTGCTTCTATATTACATGGCATTACTTTTAATGAAGCAACACCTTCGTCTATTTCTTTCATATTATCTCCTTTAAAACAAACCCATTTGATCACTAGGTTCATAGTTTATTATTAAGTATTCTTTTCTCTCTTTATTTCTATTTTCGTCCGTAGCTCCTTGATATTTTAAAGTAATAGTTCTTACATCATACTCTTTATATAAATCAAAGACCTCTTCTCTGTGGTCGTAGGATACCATAAATTTACCACCATTATTATGTATTTTGTCAACTTTTTCTTTTAATCTAATATGGTCTTCAGCATTAAAATTATGTTGATAATAGTCTCCTTTATCTGTTGCTATGAAATAAGGCGGATCGAGATACCAAAAATCGTTTTCTTTTGGTTTATACCTATCTATAAGATCTCCAAAGTCTAAGTTTTCTATCGTTGAACCTCCTATCTTTTTTCTTGAATACTCAAACTCTTTCATCCAATTTTTATTCCAATCTTTTACCATTGACATAGGTGTGTGAATTAATTTATTAAAACTATGTCTTATACAATAAAAGTATTTAGCAGCCCTTAAAGGATCTGGTATTTCTATGTGTTGCTTTTCTTTTATTTCTGTACGAAACCCATCAAACAATTCTCTAGACTTAGGCAACCAATCTAAGTAATAAACTAATTTATCCAAATCATACATTATACAATTATATAAATTAACTATGTTATTATCTTTGTCATTTAAAACATTCCATTTTGCTTTTTCTTTTCTAAAAAACATAGATAACCCACCAGAGAATACTTCAAAATACCTATGGTGAGGAGGTATAAGAGGAACAAATTGTTTGCTCAACATATACTTCCCACCATAATAAGGTATTACAATAGGGCAATCGTACCAATCAAGAGATGGCAACTTTAGCCTCTTTGTATGCTAACTTCTTAATCTTAGGATACAATCTCTGTTCTAATCCATGAGTAGAATCTAGATTTCTATTCATATGATGTGTTAATACATTAGTACCTACATTTAATAAATCCCAAAAAGTTCTAGGTTTTTCAATGATAATTTTATCAGTAACCAAAGTATTTGCATAATCTGGAAACATTTTCATCATTTCAATTAAATGATTTTCTTGGAACTTTGTTTCTGCAAGTATCGGAAACTCTTCTTTAAATACAAGTTTTGTTTTATCAACAGTTTCTTCAATAACATTACTAATATCATTAAGAGAAATATTAGATTTAATATGTTTGTTTTTGTATTTACTTGCAACAATTCCTACTACCATGCCATTTAGACATATCAATCTAAACGCACCACCTAGTATATTTAAACCAACAGTTCCATTATAACTATTCATAATGTTAATTTCAGGAGTCATCTCATCTGCTTTAGACATTTTAACAACTTGTTTTGGAAAGTGCCAACTAAATTGTGTTTTTGCACCACCATTCAAGACATTAACTTCTTTAGGTTCACCTCCTAATTTCTTAATAAGTGGTTCTGCTATATTCATAATAGTTTCATTCTTTACAAGTTTGTAACTATTTGTCATACAACTAAGAACTTTATTATTATCTTCTCTTACTATGAATTTATATCCAGTTTTATCAAGTAACGTAACATCTTGTTTGTCATCTAATGGATAACCAACTGCTGGTACTTCTTTTACTGAAAACATTGCGTCCTGTAACATATTACTCTCCTTTGTTTTTATTTGACATTTCTTCTAGTTTTTCTCTAAACATATCTACCGCTACTACCATTAATATCATACCAAGACCTATTAATAATACTGATATGCTAAGTAAAAACATACTTCCTATCCACTCTGCTAATGTTAATATAACCATCATTTTTCTCTCCTATTTTAGTTTATAAACTCCCCTAACATAGCGCCAACCATTTGTCATCGATTTTTTTTTATTAAATCAATTATTTAGGGGAGTTTAATTTATTTTATTATTGGTGGTGTAGATCCTAATCTTTTTCTTTCGTTTTCTACTATAGTATCGTGATTTTTATCTGAATTAGATATTACTGTTCTAAGATAAGCGAATCCTTTACCATGCTCAAAACTTCTTGAAGTATAAAAAGTCTCTATACCATAATCTATTAATTGATCTCTGCATTCTTTAATACCATAAAGAAACTTGTGAAATTCATATCTACTATCTGAAGGAACATTATTTATTATTAGTTTAGCAATTCTAGTTATTTGCTCTCTTGTTCTTCTGTTCCTTACTTTTAGTAAGTCTCTTATATCTAAGCTAATATTTCTACTAGACTTTGATTGGTATCCACACGCAGGACACTTATTCATTGTTACCTTTACAATCTTCACATTTCTCTCTCTTTTTTCCGTAAGTTGGAAAACTTTGATAATGCTTTACTACAAAAGATCCTCTTCTTTTTTGTTTTAGATTTCTCATACTAGCTTTATCGTACTCCCAACATCTTTTGCAAGAACTACAAAACTTTATTTTTTTGTCTGCTCTTCTCGCATCAGTATTACATCTATCAGACTCAAATAAATTAGGGTCATGAACTTTATTTATTAACCAATTCATATATTCTCCTTATATTACTTTAACTTCTGTTGTGCATCCCCATCTATGTTTTCCTAAATAGAAAGGTCTATCTTCTTTATTCACTTGATTAACTTTAGTTACTAGAACAGATGTTGATACTTTTGTATGATTTAATATTACTGCTTGAGTATCCGATTGAGTTCTAATTAATTCTCCTATTTCTATATCTTTTATAAAAGTATATCCATCGCTACATTCTATAATAGGTTTATTAATCAGAGCAAGTTTCGCAAGTTTGTCCGCCATTTCTTTTTTTTTCTTCAGTTTTGTTGCCATTTTCATCGTCTTCTCCTTTGTAAAACATATCTACTATTTTTTCTAATTCATCTATAAGATTATCAATACCATTAAAATGGTCTGATCCTTTATACATTCTTAGTGCCATTAGCATTAACAAAGCTTCATTTTTACTATCAAAAGCTATTGCTGGTTGTTTAGTTTGTGTTCGTGTTTTTTTCATTTGTCTCTCCAGAGGGTGAGGGTGATGCCGAGAGAGAAGAGACAGGACATTGAAGATAATATTAACACCACCCTCGTCTCTAAATTACTGATTTATTATATATAAATACAAGTATTCTCTCTCGACAAACTACTTAATTAGAAAAGTTAGAATGGAACGTCATCATCTACTTCATCTTGAGATAATTCTTCTCCACCTTCCCATAAAACAATTTCTTTTGCTTTAAGAGTAGTTCTTTTCTCTTGTTGATCTAATGGAAGATCTTTAGTATCTCTTGTTATATAACTATGTGTCTCTAAGTCTATAATAACAGGTTTACCAATAACATCTTCTTCTTCTATTAGCACTAGTTTCTTTTTGCCATCTGACTCTTCTAACTCAATACCAAGACCCTCTAATAATTTAAAGTATCTACTATTTTTGTTTGCTGAAGATGTATCAGTAAAGATAAAGAAACCATTGTCATAGTATTTTTTACCCGGAAGATGGCTGCACTTTATTTCTTCTTGTACTCCAGTTTCATCTGCGATAGGTATTCTATTACCATTCACATCTAATCTGTATTTATATCCATCCATTTCCCATAGTAATTGAGTCTCATCAGCAGCTTCATCTGCTAGTTGATAACACATATTAACTATAATTGCTTCTCCTGCTCTAGTATTTACTTCTTTAGTTGTCAAAGAAACAATATGAGCTGGGTATTTACCTTCTTCTGTTGGTATAAACTCAGGTCTGTTTGAAGGTTCAAATACTACATCTAGTTCTTTTGCCATTTTTTAAACTCCTTTTGGTTTTGTTATTGTGTATTTTTCCATTAGTTTCTGATATTCAGCTTGAAACTCTTTCATTTCTCCGGTTGGTTTTATTTTACTACCACCACGAAAGTACAATCTAGGTGATACATAAACATCATCTGATATTCTAAAGTATCTTTCTGTTGATCCTTTCTTTGTAGAAACATTACCAGATTTACTTAGAGCTTTCTCTGCTGTTTTAGATAATTGACCAGATTCTCTTAATCTCTTCAAATCATCTTGTTTTATTTTTCCCATTTTATTCTCCTTTATCCTTTAAAGAATCTCTTTCTCTTGTTAGTTTAGACAAAGAACCATTGTAGTTTGCAGTATTTAGAACTTGATCTTTTATCAAACCATGTATCTTTGTCATTTTATCTTCGCTTATTTCAGATGCAACTAGAAGTATTTCTTGCTTTTGATCATCAGATAGTTCAAGATCTTCTATTTGATTTCTGTATACATCATCTGCGATATTCATATACATATTAAATGCTTTCTTAATACAATCTGTATTAGCTGCTTTAACATCGTTACCAATATCAACAAACTCTCCTGTTGCTCTTTTTGTTTGAAGTCTATGAGCAGCTACCATATCACCAGTTCTCCAGATACCTTCATCATACCATTTCAATCTACCATGAACAACGTAAGCTGCTCCACTTAGATTTTCTGATTTATGTATTTCCCAAGACCATCCGGGGAACTCTTTGTCTGCTATTTCTCTCATATATGAATACTCTACATAATCTGCTCCAGCTCTTTGCTTAATGAAAGGTTTTGGAGTTTTCATAAATGATACTTTTTTATGTTTTATTGTTATTGCTTTTCTAATATCCTCCACGTTAGACAGGGATACCTGATCTGTAATAACAGTTGTATTGTTTTCCATTTGTTTTCCTTGTTATTTTTTTAATAGTGATGGACAAATACTACTAAATTGACAATATCTACATTCCCAATCTTCAAAAGGAACACCATACGAAATACCAGCTTCAAGAAGATCAGAGTTTTCAAAGTCTTCACCTGCGTCTGTTAGTATTTCATTTAGTTCCTTCCAATAAGATTCAGCATTTTTTATGTATTCATTGCTTACAATCTGCTCTCTCATTAAAGAAGTATTTTTGTTATACCATATTAGAAACATATTTATTCTAACATCTTCGCCAAACTCTTCTTTAATTGCTAAAGCGTAACTACCTAATTGTAACTTATAGTTAGTATCTGTTGTTGCGACTCGGTTTTCTTTCCGGCCAAACTTTGTTGTCCATTTGTAAGCTGCAACTGTTTTAAAATCATAAAGATTAAACTCAGTTACTTCTCCATCTGTAAACAAAGCTTCTCCAACATCGTAAGTACCTACTAAATTATACTCTGGAACAGATACTTTTTGTTCTGAATATAATTGTACGGCATTTTTTGGTTGAAGTCTTTCTTGTTCTTCTTGTATTATCTCGTTTCTCCAATTAACTGCTTCTTCTATATCACTATGTGTAATAGTTCCAAGTCGAAGTAGTCTTAAGGATTTGTCATCCATTTCTTTTTTATCATACCCGAAGAAGTTATACATTTGTTTTCTATAACAACTACCAGCAGATGATGCATGAAACTCTTCGGAGTCTCTTGCTCTTTGTTTATTTAAATGACTAAGATAATCTGTGTATACTTTGATTAGATCCATATTCTCTCCCTATGGTTACCTAAATTTAATAATATCAATATTTAGAGTCAATTAAAAATGTAAGAGTGTCCGGCTTTTATCTACGCATCGTAAATCTCACACACTCGGTTTTATTAGTGTTGGCTTCAACTCTTACATTTTATCCACATACCAATTACTCTAACTTACTTTCTAACCATCTAACAAATCCAAAAGTATGTGCAATACCTTTAGCTCCAATGTTAAATTGAGTCAATCTACTTAATCCCCAAAATTCTGAAGGTCTATAATATTCGGGATCATATAGAGTTGTCATCTTCCAATCATACAAAGTAATAACTTCATTTGTTTTATTGTTTCTGAAATAATAATCTCTAGATACTTTATATCCATCTGATTCATTTCCAGATCCAAATACAGAATCTACAAGAGAAGGAATTAATTTACATACTCTTTGAAGACTTGATCCTGTTATATCTTCGTTAGTTATTTCTTCTTCTTGAGCGTCAATAAGATAAAAAGGTTCATTATTCATTGCTTTCTCCTTTTTTATTGTTCACTTACTAAATACCAATATTTCTCCCCACAATCATCATCCCATGCACTAACTTCTGATAAGAAGAGATCTCCATGTAAATGACAATAATCTACATCTTTTTTCTTTATTGGTTTATAGTACCCTATTCTAAGAACTCTTGTTCCATCTAAAGAAGAAGTAAACTTTATTTCTTTGTATCCTTTTATCATCAATAGTAATTTAATCTTATCTTCCATGTGATATATAGAATCTTTTATGAGTTCTGCATTTTTATCATCACTATTAATAGGAATTACTGGAGAAACAAGTCTTTTTGTTATTGAGCATTTTCTCTTTTCAACTGTTTTTAGGAATCCATCTTTTTTTAATCCGTTTACTCTTCCACTTACAGCATTTATGTCAAAACCAGTAAGAGATGAAATTTCTCTCAATGAAATACCATTGAATATGTTTTCGACTCTATCACAATGAGATTTTACAACATATAATATTTTATCTCTTTGTGTTTTCATTGTTCCTTCTTCATTAATTTCTTTGTATGCGATTTTACTTGTTGTTGCTATCATTGTCTTTCTCCTCTTTTTTCATTGCTTCTTTGTGATCTATTCTATTTAATAAGTTTGATTTCATTAAAGCAGAACTAAAGAATACATCGATAAGCTTCATCATTCTTTTGTAAGCAACTCCTTTATATTCTAAGTTACCTTTGTTATATGATAATATATACGAATTGACAACTTCCATTTTCTTTGAACTATACATATTTATTTCCTCTTTTATTTTTCCTTGTTTGTGTTTATTCATCCAGTAATTGACATCTTCTTGAGTACCTAATTCTTCAAGCAAACCTTCTTGATCGTTTTTTTCACATAGGTAATCTATAAATCCCATTTTACTCATTATATTCTCCTTTATTTTTTTAACCAGTACTCTAATGTTGGATCATCATCCCAATCTATCATTTCATTCATAGCTTTTATTTGTACATTAAGACTTTGAATCTCAGCATCTAATACAATAATTGCTTGTTCTAAACTTCCAAACTTCTTTACAAAACGATTAATTGTATCTTGTTTATATTTAGACCAGTTAAACTCTTTGCTTTCTATTTCTTTTAAATTTTTAAACAACATCGTTAATCTCATCTACTAAATTTGCAGCCTCGTCTTGTATTGAATTAGCACGATAAAAAAGATCATTGATTTTATCTACATACTCTTCATTTTGTTTGTTTAATCTTTTTAGTTCTTCTACAATATTAGCATAAGAAATAATTTTACTTTCATTAACTTTCCGTCCGAAGTCTTTAACTAATTTATCTTTCGATTTACTTTCTAATTCCCAATTAATTATATCTTTATATATATCACTTGATTCTTTAACCATAATCTATTCCTCTTTTGTTTGATTTTTTGTTTCGTTTAATTGATCTTCTATTTCTTTCAAGCATTCACTATACCCAATATAATAACCTACTATCTGATCTAAGTTTTTTAAATCATCATAGTCTTTTTTTAATGGTTCACCAAAAGAAGTTATATATTCTTTACAATGCTTTACTTTTTCATTTACTCTCTCTAGTGTCATTAATGCTCTGAACTTGCTTATCTTCATATTTTTTCCTTTTGTTTACTTACTTATCTTCATGCCATAGTTCTTTTCTAAAGTATTTAGAATTGAAATACATAAACCTCTTTCTTTAAATATTTCTTTTAGCTTCTTACTATGATAACGAGGGCTATAATTATATTTAATAAGGTCTAGCCTTCTCATTTCTTTTTCAACAAGATTAAAAATATATTTTTCTTGGTCTTTATTCATCTTTACTATTCCTTTTGTTTATTTAAATTAAAGTTTAGACGAGGGCTGACTTAGTATAAAGCCTGATTCCATACTTCTCTTTATTCGTAGGTCTATGTATAAATACACTTCTTATAGAATAAATACAGATGGTGTCCGCTTTTTGCAGATTTTAACTAGTATAGCTTTATACATACCAACCCTTTGATTCATCGACTTGCCGAGTCTAGTCTAAGTTCTTGCACTGCTGACTTCCGAGGTAAAGTAGAACTGCGGAGTCCTTATACATTACAATCAACAGCGCAAAAAAAATTTTGATCAGTTTATACCGAGTAGCCCGTTATCCCTCTACGGAAATAATCTAGTTTTAACTCTCTTAGACACATTGATCAAGGTCTAGGCGACTAATTACCAATCACTTCTTGTACTACCATAATGTTTAAACATTTTAAATAATAGCAAAGCTTTCTTACCTACTCCTCTACATTTATTCAATTGACTTTCGTTAACATTTTTAGTAGCATTATATAATTCATCTAAATTTAATCTAGAGCAATACACTTCATCTTCTTTCCCAATACATTTATCTAACGCAAACAACAATGGATTAGGCAACAGCTCGTACGACTTAATCGGTTCTCTCAACATAATTACTCCTATAATGTTAATACCCAAGTTATCTTAAAATTACTATATATATACATAAACTATCTATGCGTCTGTATGCATACAATATAGGCTACTAAACACACATTCTAGACATATATGTTGTATCTAGACAAGTAGTTTAATGTAGTTAAAGTTAAAATAGTAATGGGAGCAAACTTAATTACTCCCACCCTAACTATCCTATTGTTCCAATATGAACTGTTTCTTCTTCTACTGGAGCGTATACTGGTTCATAACCATCTGCTACACACATATCATTTATCTCACGAAGATTCATTTCAAGAGCACGTTTAATGTCAGACTTAGATTGTATTGACACACCAAACGCACGATTCCACCCACGCTTAACAGGTGCTTTAAGTATCTGATCGAGACTACTTAACTTCAACTGCTGAGCCTTCTCAAGGTAGTAAGACCTTGGAACTTTTGTAAAAACTTCAGCTTTCGCTGCTTGCTTAGACATAACTTTCTCCTTTATGACTATTGTTAATTAATTATCAAAATAATAATCAAATCAAAAATAACTAAAATTAGTTATATCAAAACCCCCATATAGGGGGTATATATAGAGAAAAAGGCTACTTATCAAAATCCTACAATTTTTTTAGTAAATAACTGGGGTTTGTACTTGTATTAGTATTGACCTATCATTTAACTTAGTGGGTGGTTGGGCAAGGGAAAATAAAGGTATATATGAATAAAGAGATAATAGGACTATTAAAAGAAAGACTTGAGAAAGGGAAACGAGAATACAATCAAGAACTTAATCCTTTCGATGGTAGAGTATGGGAAATAGAAGCTTTAGAAGAAATATTAGATGGTATGATATATACCGCTACATCTATATTAAAAATAATACATAAAAAAAAAGTAAATGGCAAACCTGATAGAAAGTATAGCAAATCTGCCTCTTAAAAAACAACAAGACATATTAAGTAGTTTAACTAATAAATTAGTTGCTATTGAAGTAGATGATAAAATTTATTTAATACCCGAAGAAATAAGCGATTTAATTGATGGTCTATCAGAGCAAGTATTAATATTAACAGATAAATTAATATGGAAAGCAGAAGAATAAAAAACATAAAACACTTTGTATATGATGATTTAGAAGAGTTTAAAAAAGATCATCCTAATACAGTTGTACATCCCGATTGGAGAAAAGCAGACGAAAATAATTGGGTATATAGTGACGATGATAGAATTGTACAATTATTAAAAGTTAAAAAAATGGTAAGTCATCATTCAGATACAAAAAATTATAAATATGCAGACGGTTGGGTACGGACTGTCGTAGGTAGTTTTATTAATAAAAAATCTACAAAAATGGATACAGACTTTTCTAGTCACCCCAATAGATATACATTTTCTAAAACAATAAAAAACACTTCCGAAAGAGTACATAAAAGAACTAAAATCACCAATAAAGAAAAAGACTTTGCTACAAATGTTGTTGTAGGTATGGGTGCTTTAGATGCATATAAAAATGCTTTTAAAGAAGAGTCTAATCAAAAAGCTAGAAAGAAAGCGACTATATTATTAAAACAGGAAAGAGTAATGGAAGAAATACAAAAATCAGTGCTTGACGTTGCAAAAGGTTTAGGAATAGACCACGAATATATATTAAGTAAATTAAAACATCTTGCTGATTATAGTGAAGATGATAACATAATTTTACAATCTGCAAAAGAATTAGGTAAAATAGTAGGAACATCAAACAACAATATAAAACAAAAAGAGGTAGGTCTAATGGGTGTATTTCAAGGGTTCTCACAAGAACAATTAGAAGGTGCGTCTAGAGATCAAAAACAAATCGAAGGAGAATCCAAATGATATGTCCTTATTGTAAGTCTGCTCATACTAAAAAAAATGGTACAATTAAATTAGGCAGTAAAAGTCACATGAAAGGAGATAAACCTAAACAACAATATGTTTGCAATAGTTGTAAGAAAAATTTTTCAATAACATACGAAGTATTAGAAAACACTCCATATGCTAATAATAGAGATGTAGAACCCGGAGATGTATTAAGTGTTAAAAGTAAAAAGACATTACGAGTTCATGGATTAACTGATGTTCATGTAGGAGCAGTAGAGTTTGATAGTGAAAAGTTTCATCGAGCTGTACAAATGATTGCAGAAGATAAAGATGCAAGATGGTTTGGTAATGGAGATTTACTAGAATTAATTCCACCTAATTATAAAATTAGTCAAGACGGACAAGATATTCCACCCGATGAACAATACCTAGAGTTTATAAGATTAATAGAACCAATCAAAGACAAGTGTTTATTTATTCGAGGGGGAAACCACGATTATATTAGGTCATTTAATATATTAAACTTTGATGTATGTAAAGTCCTTGCCGAAGCAATGGAAGTTCCTTACTTTAGAATGCCCGGATATACTAAAATAACTATTAAAGATAAAGAATATAAATTAGTTAGTGGTCATGGTAAAGGTGGAGGTAAAAATGGAGATATGGAATTAGATAAAATGGCTTCAGTATATAGTGAAGGAGATGTATTTTTCTTAGGACACAATCATCAATTATATGTAAAACCTATGCATAGTTTTGTTGTTAGTAAAGATGATCAAGAAGAAGAAAGAAAAAAATGGTACATAAGAGGTGGATCATTTCTTAAATATGCTGATTACGCTAGATACTCTTTTTATCCTTTAGCAAGAACTGGATGGGTTACTATGGAGTTCTCAGAGAAAGGAGTCGAGTGTTGGGAGAATTAAAAAAACCTATAGACGATGTACCCAACGAATTAGAATTAGATGAAGCTATTGTCTATTTAAAAAAATTAGATAAGATGATTTCTCAAGATTTTATATTGTACAATATGACTTCTACTACATATTATAATATTAAACGGATGCAAAAAATTATAAGAATGTTAGAAATTCCTGAAAAAATAAAGGAGCAGGCATGAAGAAGAAAAATACAATTACTAAACACGATCTAAGAAGATCTATAAAAAGTATATATCAACAATTAAGTTTTGTCACAGAAAGACTTAGGGTTACTGAAACATTATTTAATGATTTTATAGAAATGGAAAAACTAGAAGATAAATTTAAAGACCACCTAGATGGCAAATATCAACAGTCAGAACATAAACAAAGCTGAAGAAGCATTACAATTAGCGTATAAAGACCTTATTTCTTTTGGTAAATTATTTTTACCAGATGATTTTATGAGGTCTGAAACTCCATTTTTTCATTATGAAATATCTGATGCAATAGATGATAAAGAAGTAAAACAAACTGCAATCATAGTTCCAAGAGGTCATGGTAAAACAGTTCTTACTAAAGCTTCTATTATAAAAGATTTTGTATTTGCAAGTAAAGAAAACTTTTTATTTTATGCTTGGGTATCCGCTACACAAAAATTAAGTGTAGGTAACATGGATTATATTAAATACCACTTAGAAAATAATGATTCTATACGATATTATTTCGGGCCAATGAAAGGAAAAAAATGGACGGAAGAAGATATAGAATTAGTAAACGGATGCAAACTTATAAGCAAGTCTAATGTAGCAGGTATTCGTGGTGGTGCAAAGTTACATAAAAGATACGACCTTATTGTTCTTGATGATTTTGAACATGAAAACAATACAATAACAAAAGAAGCTAGAGATAAAAATGCAAACTTAGTTACTGCAGTTGTTTATCCTGCTATTGAACCACATACAGGAAGACTGAGAGTTAATGGTACTCCAGTCCATTATGATTCTTTTATAAATCATTTAATAAATAAACACGCTAAAGCAAAAAAAGAAAATAAGTCTTTTGCTTGGAAAGTAATTACATATAAAGCTTTATTAGACGAAACTACTCCATTGTGGGAAGGATGGTTTCCATTGTCAAAAATAGAAGAAAAGAAAAAATTCTATGCAGATTCTGGACAACCTCAAAAATTCTATCAAGAGTATATGATGGAAGTTCAATCAAAAGAAGATGCTATATGGAGAAGAGAACATATACGATATTGGGAAGGATACTTTAAACACGAAGATGGTGTTAATTTTTTAATAAAAGACAATGAAGAAATCCCAGTTAATACATTTATAGGTTGTGATCCTGCTACAGATATTGATACAAAACATTCTGATTATAGTGTAATAACTGTTATTGCAATTGATGGAAATAATAATTTATATGTATTAGAATACGAAAGACATAGAAGTATTCCTACTATTGGATCTAAAAATCCAGATACAGGAGAAGTATTAGGCAAAAAAGGTGTAGTAGATTTAATATTAGAATTACATGAAAAGTATAATTGTAGTTCTTCAACTGTAGAAGATGTTGCTATGAATAGAAGCATATTCCAAGCGTTAAACGATGAAAGAAGAAGATTAAATAAATTTAGTATATCTGTTATTCCTGAAAAACCGGGAGGAACTCAAAAGCGAAATAGAATTTATTCTGGTCTTTCTGCACGTTTTAGTACAGGAACTGTATATTTAAAGAAAAATATGTTTGATTTAATCAACGAAATCCTTACTTTTGGCCCTAAGATGGCTCACGATGACACAATTGAGAGCCTTTATTACGCACAAATTCATGCTTTTCCACCAAACATGAAAAAAGATAAAAAAAAGAAAGGTTGGTTTAAACCAAAAAGAAAAGCAAAAAGTTGGTTAATATCATAGGGAGTTAAAATGACTTTAAGTAAAAATCAAAAAAAATCAATTAATAAAAAATGCAGTTCTTTTAAAGGTGAAAGCAAATCTAAATGCATTGCAAACGCAAAAAGACAATATAAAGAAGCAAAAGCAAAAAACGAACAACATGGAAAAAATATTGATAAAATAGAAAATACATATGAGAAAGAACAAAATCAAATAAAAAAAGATACAAAAAAATATGGAAAAGCTGGGGCAAAAGCATTATCAACTATTCGTTTTAAAA